GTACGGGCAGCTAGTGTGCCCGCGTTGTCAAGGATCTTGTTGTGTGTCTTGCTACCGTCGTTGCGCTCGGTGGTCAGGAACCTTCCCCGCCGAGGGAAGATGTGTTCCTGAAGTTCCTTGTAGTGGCTGATGTACGAGGAACGGTCCTTCTCCAGGTCGTTCCACCGCTTGTTCAGCTTTGTACGGATGTCAGCCACCGATCAGTGTTCCCTGTGCGGATTGCGTATTGGCAGGAGTGAGTAACCCGGCAGCAGAAGAAGTGCTGACTCGGGACCCACCGGCTTGCTCGGCTGCGGCACGACGCTTCGCTTTATCCGAAGCCCGTGATGCCCTCACTGACTCCGACACTGCCTCTGGGGGAGGCGGCGGTGGAGGCGGCAAAGGCGGTGGTGTTGGTGCTGATGCTCCCATGCACATAATCGTCTATCCCAGTATCGGCTTGGAACCGAGTTTCTTCGGTGCTCCAAGTTTTTCCTTGGTGTCGGTCTGACCCAGGACTGCCTGTGGGGCGACCAGGAATGTGCTCTGTGCTGCGGCCTTGCCGGCGGCACGAGCGTTGCGGGCAGACGCGCTTACGTGGGTGCGCTGGCCTGCTACCGCTGCGTTGTACTGGTCCCACCCGGTGTCGTACTCAACCGTGTAGCGGTCGTTCGCCAGTTCGGGATTGTTCTTCAACAGGAGCTGCGACATTCCCGTTGCGTCAGCCGGGTCAATTCCCGCGTGAAAAGTTATCTTTCCCTTGCGTACCAGGTTCTTTCCCGTGTTCGGGTCCAAACCTACATTGGTACTGAAGTCGTGGAACGCATAGGGATCTTTCGCGTACAACTTCGCCAGCTCCGCCTGGCTGGGCGCCCGGTCCTTCGCCACAGTGCCGGCTGGGCCAGGAGTCGCAGGACCTGCAGGACCCACCTTACGGCGCAGGCCGGCGATTATGCCTTGCCTGGTTTGACCCTTGCCTACTGCTTTCGTGATGACCGGTTGCGTTGCCATTAATCTGAACCCATGTCCATAGCCCTCTGTGCGTATTTACTTCCAGCGTTCCTACCTTATCAAGAATAGTTCTCAACTGTCAATACGAATCGTTCTCATTCGTATGGATTGTAGGAGTTTATGTCGTCCTCTTCCTCGGTTTTGATGCCATGGAAGGTCTCCCGGGACTGGTGCCGCTTCTGAACCTCGATGCTGGCCTGGACCACAGCGTCGGACTTGTCGGGTGATCTGCCGATAAGTTCCTTCACGTTGTCCTTGCTCAGGACGAATATGCCGTTGGCCCGCATCTCGAAGCGGTGTGCCGTCAGCTCGGCCAGGAGATCGTCATCCGGGGGTAGCTGGATGCCGGTCTCGTTCGCCGGGTCCAGCAGCTCGCGAAAGGTCCAGTACGCCCAGGCCCTCTTGTTGACGAATCTGAGGCCCTTGATTGTCGCCGGCGCCCGCTCCGCGTTGTTCCATGGTACGACGTGGATACCCTGGCCGCGTCCATCGTCCACCACGCTGGAGCCTATGCCGACGACATCGATGACCGCCGGCGCGTCGTCCTTGCGCAGGGACACAATCAAGGCTGTCACTGCCGGCCCGTCTGGCGTGTCGCCGCCAGGGTAGGCATCAAGCTTGGCAAACCACAGCTTGTCGTAGCGCCTGGAGATGATCGTGCGGTCCTTGCCGCCTCGGGCCGGGTCCACACCCATGGCCATCATCTCGCCCTTCTCCCGTTTCGTTTTCTTGTCCTCCCACCGTTCCTGGGCTTCAACCACCCACCGGGTAGGGATCACCTGGTACGGGTCGTCATCGCTGAACGCCTCGAAGTCGCCCTTCAGGAGCTGGGACCGGAGTGGCTCCGGCATCGATTGCAGCTGTTGCTTGTATCCTGTGGCCATGTATGCGGGGTTGTCCTCCACCCGGGATGGAATGAATGTCATGGACCTGGGGATGATCACCTCCCCGTCCTCATCGAGCTGCGGCTCCGGCTCTCGCAGGAACACCATCTCGCCGCTGGAGTCGCGGAAGTAGTACGCCAGCTCGCCAGGCTCGACCTTGTTGTAGAGGTGGTTGTGCTTGTCAAGCCAGGGTCCCCAGTATTTCTTGACCCACAGACCCTCTGGCCTGGTGGGCGGGTTGCCGGTGGCCACGGTGCGCTTCTGCTGGTCTGGATCGTTGGACCGCTTCCACCCGTTCAAGAACTCGTACTGGAACTGGATGAAGTGAGTGATCTCGTCGAACGCCTTCAGGTCGTGCGGCCGGCCCTGGTACTTCTCCTCGTCGCCCAGGTCCTTGACCGCGCCGAACTCGATGATGCGGTCCTTGTATCGCCAGATCTTGTCCTGGCCGTTCCACCCTACGCGGTTGCCCAGGATCTGCGACATGCGCTGCAGGATGCCAACGAGCTGCACGCCCTCGCGCCGGTAGATGATGCTGTGTACGTGGCGGGTGAGTGCCAGGCCAACGATGAGGTCGGTCTTGCCTCCACCCGCCGCGCCGCCATAGAACAGCTCGTCAGCTGTGCAATACACCGCTTCTGTCTGTGGACCCTTGAAGGAACTCCACACCTCGAATCCGCGTACCAGGTCATCCACCTCCGCCTTCTGCGCGTCGGTGAAGTACGGGTACACCGCTTCGAGGTCCTTGAGAAGCTGCTGCATTGCTATTCCATCCACGAGTTGTCTTCCTCCTCTGGTTCGTGGGGTATCGATTTCACTATCTTCTCCTGGCGCACTTGCTGTATCAACGCCTCGATCCGGTTCGCGCGTTCGATTGCTGTCATCCCCTGGCGGTCATCCTTCAGATCCACCGATGTCTCGGTGCGGTCGCGCCACTCGTCCTTGTCCATGTTCTTCAGCAGGAACTGTGCGCCGGCTCCGCGCCCGCTGGCCACAGCCTGTTCCAGCAGGTCCATGATGCGCAGCCTGGCACGGTCAATGACGCCCTTGTATTCCCCCTCGTCGTATCCCTCGTACCGGCGCAAGGCCCCCAGGGTTGAGAACCCCAGGGACAGCGCCAGTCCGGATAGCGTGGGTGTGGTGTTGCGCGCTTCGCAGTCGAAGAAGTACAGCTCGACCTCGCGCTCCATCAACACCGGTGTAGCGAATCGCCGGCTCATAGCTCGCAGGCACCTCCCTTGCAGGCCAGCTCCTGGCTGGATGTCGTGGTATCCTCGACCTCGTACAAACGAAGCCGGCTCCAGTCCACGTCCACGGGCATGACTGCCAGGTTGTCGAGGTACTGCTCCTCGGTGATCTCCTGGTACGGCGCCTGCTGGTACTGGCCACCGTCGTGGGGAAGGAACGACACTCCACTCACCTCGTCGAAGTGCTTCCACACCCAATCGCCAACCTCCGGCCACTCGTGATCCTTCACGTAAATCGTGACGCTCGGTTTGTGTTCACACCAGTGGCGTTGATAGATGAGCCAGTGCTTCAGTTGCTGCAGTGCAGTTCGATCATCCCGGAACACAGCATGCTCCGGAGCCTTCATCGGAAAGCTGAAGATGACCGTGTTGCCTTCCTTGCCGATTGCCCACTCCCATGGGAAACCTTCATCGATCATAAGCTGTGTAAGAGGGTCCTTAGCATCAGCTCGTACAGTCCTGGTATAGAACGGGCTATACCGAGGATGTATACCACTTGCACTATCGACCAGCTGAGAGACAGTGCCACTAGGCTTAACACAAGTAATCGCAGCAGACGCTGGTATTCCCAACCTCGCCGCCCATGTTTTATTGACTTCAACCGCATGTGTCCGCAGTTCCTCCAACCAGGTTGCGAGCGGTCCATCGACTTCACCCGACAGCAGCTCATGGTCCATGATACCCGTCAGGCTCACACCCAACAGTCGCTCTTCCTCCGTATTTTCCCTCCAGATCGGACGCAGGTAGCGAAAGTCAGTGAGGGTCGATTGTAGTGTCCCCAGGATCGTGGCATAGCGTACCTTGCGCTTCAGGTCCAGCAACGAGTCACCAGGGCGCACAACGACCTCTGACAGGTTGCAGAACTGCTTCGAGCGCAGGATGATCTCGCTGCACGGGTTGGTGCCGAACTCGTAGTCGGTGTCGCGCCTGCCACTCTTCGCTGCGGCGGCCTTTGCTGCCACACGCGAGAACAGGCCGCGCTCGCCACTGAATGACTGGTAGATGTTCAGCCACTCCTGCATCCAGGAACCGACATCCGGCTTCTCTGTGAATGCGATGCTGTTGTTGGCCAGCTGCCGCTCCGGGTGCGTTGTTCTCCAGTCGCCTGTCTTCGCACCGGCCATGCGTCGGTCTGACAGGTTCGACAGTCCGATGAGCGCGGATCTGCGCACGCCACCCACGACAACGATGTCTGCGATCTTGCACACCAGGTCATGACACTCGATGCTGTTCAGCTTGCGACCCTGGGCGCCCTTGAACACCGGTTTCATATACTCGAACAGCGCGATGAGAGGCTCGGGACCTGATGCACGCCCGCCGAACGTTTTCAGCCGCTCGCCCTTCGGCCGGATCTTGCTCATGTCCCATGTGATGTCGAAGTTGCCGTTGTACAGCTCGACGATCATGATGCGCGTGGCCGAGGCCCACCCATACTTCGAATCAGCGACGTGCACCACGTTGTTCTTGTGGTCCATCGTGCTCAGTTCTTCCTTCGGCACGCCCGGGTAGTTCTCATCGCGCCTGGCGTAGATCCTCCTGGGCAGCTTGTGACCGACCACTGGCAGGTTCGCGATGAACTGCCGCTCGACGCTGAACCCGACCCCGGTGCCACACATCAGCACGTACACCATCTCGTCGAAGTCGACCGGGTCGGCCAGGTTGATTGTGACCGGTGCGGTGAAGCCGGCAGCCTGCATCTCGGGCGTCAGCACCTCGATGAACGAACCGCCGCCCTCGATGGCGGTGTAGCTGCAGTTGTAGCCGGCGACGTTGTCCCGGTCCAGTGCCTCGCCGGCTGTCATCATGCAGCGCATCGATGGCATGACTGCCTGGTGGTAGATCGCGTGGTACAGCTCCTGCCCTTCCTCTTCGGTGATCAGTCCCTTGTTGATCCAGTAGCTCACGTACCGCAAGCATGTCTCCGACCAGGTCTCACGCCGCTTCGCACCTTCGATCCACCTGGCATACCGGCTCAGTGCGATGAAGTCCTGGTACTGGGTTGTCAGTTCGCTCATTCTCGTTCCTCGTTGTTGTGTGTTCATTATTCCGGGGCGTACACGAATAATGTACGCCCCGCTTCGTTGTACGCCCTATCCCAGCACGCTGCCTGGCATGCTCGGGATTCCCTCTGGTGCCGGCGTCCTGTCGCTGCACTGTCCCTCCCACATGCAGGTGCAGCAGTCACGCTCCGCCTGGTCCTGTGGATTCCGGTGCGGGTAGTGGGTGAAGCACTCCGGCTGTGGTCCGTCCTTCTGCTCGTACCCTGGCTGCGTCCTTGCGGCCCAGTTCCTCTGTATCCGGCGCTGCAGCTGCTCCTCCTTCCATGCCTGGAACACCGCCCGGTCATAGTCATCCCTGGCGTTCTCGTCCAGGTCAACAGGTCCTGCCTCGACCTCGGCCTTGATCTCGGCCTCACGCTGTGCCATCTCCAGGACCTCCACCAGGCGCTGCGCGTAGTGCGCTGCCTTGCGGATCTCCTGGAGCCGCTCGTCCTTGCTCCCGCACCGCATCGTGTACTTGAGGATGCCGTGCCTGTACGCCCCGACCTGTTGCTCCAGTGGCCAGGTGTCCATCACGTCCCAGGGCTGCACGCCCATGATCTTGTAGTGGTCGCCCCCGACCTGTGTATCAATCGCAGCCATCGTGTGTTGCCTCCTATTTGCGCTTCAGTGGAAGTTGCACCACGGGTCCGAAGACCTGTGGGAATGTGACCTGGTTCGGGATACCGTCGTATGCCCGCTCCAGGGGTCCTGGTTCCGGCTTCGTATCGGGCAGGCCCATCCTGTCCAGTATGTCCGCCGGCTCCCAGTGGTCATTGTCCCCATCCCCCAGCTTGCAATCGCTGCAGGGCAGGGACTTGAGTGGATTGTCCTCGTACAGGCAGTTGCCGCAGTGCTCCTCCTCTGGCACGTCCTCGGCCTCGTCGTGTGGGCCTGGCAGCCAGCGCCCCTCCAGGATCTCCTGGATCTGATCCGGTGTCTCCTGGACGTACAGGACCAGGTCCGAGTTCGTGAACGCTATCAAGCTGCGCTCGTCCTTCGGGTCCCAGGTGATGTAGGCAATGCTGCCCTCGGTGTCGTCCACCAGGGCTGTGTAGCCCTTCGTATCTGTCAGGCTGATCATTGCTTCTTTCCCTCGCTGAAGGTGGTGTGCATGGCGCAGTGATGCTCGTGCACCTGGAATATCGCCATCGCCACGTCCGCCACACGCCCCTGGGGCACAATGTTGGACTGCGCGACCCTTACCTGGATTTTCTCGTAATCGGTCAGGTATCCCCCGATTTCATCCTGCGTGATCATTTCCGACCTCCTCAGAAGCCCCAGGAGCCACGATCTCCACCCCACCCGCTACCATGGCATTGCCCAAAAGCTGCTCTGCCGCGTACAGGGTGCATGCGGCGCCCAGGATACCATCCGAGCTGTAAGTTCCGGGCAGCTCGGTCTCCGCCAGCTCCCGGAGCTGGTTCACCAGGTCAACGAGCCGATGCTCTCGTGCCAGGCGTGCGTCTGTGTATGCCTCAGCCATTCCACTTCTCCCATGCTTGCTTGATCACCAGGTGCGCCCCGTTGGCCACCTCGCGAAGGAACAGGACCCACTGGACCACTGATCCGTAGATCCGCTCGACCTTCATCCGGCGCAGGCGGTTCATACCGAGTTCTCCCCGCCGGCCAGGCGACCTGCCATGATCGCGGCTGCCAGGCTGAGTGCCATCAGTGCGTCGACGTGTATGCCGGCAGCGCGAGCCGCTTCGTCGATTGCCAGGGTCTGCGCGACCAGGCCAGCGGCCAGGTGTTGTTCTCGAATCGTCGGTTCTCTGCTCATCTGTCTCGTGTCCTCGTGTGTGCGGTGGTGGGTGGGTTGTGTGGTGGGTGTCTTATAGACACACCACCCACCACACGAGGCTCCACACCAACCAACCAACCTATGAAATACAACGTTTGCTTACAAATCAACTACTTGCTTGGTGTGGAAGGTGGAATCCCCACCAACCACACCACCCCACCACTACATCAGCGTTTCAACCCTCGAAATCTGCTGATTTCCACCCCTGATAAACTTGAACTCATCGCTCATTTGACGCACTGCATTCCGTTGCCGTTCCTTGATCGTATCTTCAGCGAGACCACTCAGCCGGTCCTCGGTGGCGATCCAGCGTTCCTTGATAGTCAGCCATTCACCCTTGTCGATACCCACCCCACCGGCATCCTGGATCGCTTGCCGGACCATGATTCGAAGGCTCTCGATTGTGGGGTCCAGCTTGTCCTCCGGTGTGACCTCCTCCGATAGGTAGGCGGCTTTCTCCAGGCCCCACTGGGTCTCCATCCCGGTGCGGCAGCTCTGCAGCTTGTAGATGAACTCCTCCCCAAAGCTGCCCAGGCTGCGCTGCTTGGCCACAGTAGCGGTGACCAGGCCGGTCCTGGTGTCCTTCTGAACGAACAGCAGCGTATCCAGGTCGCCCTCGATGACGCCTGAACCACGAACCAGCTGCAGCCCGGTAGTGCCTCCACCCTTCGGCGGATGGTGGATCACCATGATGTGACAATTCCACTTGACCGCCCAGGCGCGCAGCTCGGACATCAGCTTGCCCATGATGCCCTCGTCGCTGGTGCTCATTCCTGGCAGCGCGGCGGCCAGGGTGTCCACAACGATCAGCTTGGGCTTGAACGACACCAGGTCATCGCCCAGGGTCTTGCCCCATCCCTCGGTCGACATGGACACGGGAGGAGATCCACACACCATCCCCCGGGGCCATGCCTTGCCCTGGACGCTCTCGATAGCACGGGCGCGCTGCTGCAACGCAGCCACACCTTCGTATGCCAGGTAGACCACGTTGCCCTGGCGCACGCGCCGGCCGAAGAAATCGTCACCCCTGGACACGCAATATCCTGCATGCAGGCCCAGGAATGATTTGCCGGCGCCAGGCGCGCCAGTGATCATGCTGACCTGCTTCATCGCGAACAGCTCCTCGACGATCTGCATGGGGGGTGGCGTGCCCAGCATTTCAACGCCGCCCATCAGCCACGCAGGTCGGCCAGGCTTGGGATCTTCGCTGCCAGGCTTCGGCGGTTTGTCGCTGGCTTCCGGTGGATCTTCGTCCAGGTCCGGGAAGTCCTCGGGGTTGGCCACAGGCTTGATGTTGACGCCCTGTTCCTTGGCCTCTTTGAGGAACGTGCGCAACGTGACAGGTTTGCCCCCGCCGCCGCCGAAGCTGTCCCACTTTTTGATCAGCTCATCCTGCTCGTAGTTGACCAGCTGCTGGGACAGTTCGTCCCACAGGTCCAGGCCATCGTCGTCGCCGTCGAACTGGTGATGGATCGCCATCCCCAGCTCCAGCCACTTCTCATAGCCCTCCCACTCGCTGCTGTCCATCTGCAGCAGGATTTTGCGGATCTGTTCCTTGTTCTCCCGGATCTTGTCAACAGTCTCCTGGTCACCCTTGCGTGGCCGGATCTCGTCAAGTATGCCGAGTAATGCCTCGTTGACCGGTCCTACGTCGCCGGAGTTGGCGATTCTGTGGCCTGTGATAGTGACGAACCGCTTGCTCTCCTGGGTATAGCACTCAGTGCCAGGCACGATGAACGCGCCGGCATCGCCCATCAGGATGATGCGCACGCCCTTGCCGCTGGGACTCAGCTCGGTATAGCTGTCCGCAGCTTCAACGATTGCGTGGGCGTGGGCACTCAGCTTGCCATCGGCGTCCAGGCACTTGTCCAGGTCCAGGCAAGTAACGGGCCTCGTGCTCTTGGTCAGCACGAAGCCGATGCCGGACAGCGAGGGGTCGGCCCTGTACGCCGCCACAGCTTCATCATAGGTGCACCAGTCAGTGGGGTTCACCACACTGGCCGGCTTGCCGTTGGCCTGGTACGGTTGCTTGCCGACGCTGCCGTCAGGCTTGATGCGCGCCTTCCAGGTCACCCACCTGGTGGCCTTGCGCAGCACGCGCGGCATCTTCTCGAAGTCAGGCTTCAGCCCCCAGGGGCCACGTTGAGCCACGGCCATCAGTGCCTCATTGCGGTCACGACTTCACCGCCGTGCCCGAGCAGCTCCGCTTCCCGGTCCAGCTTCGACACCATCGACAGGGTAGCCATGGCCCACCCCAGGAGCCACTGCGTGAACAGGGCCTTGTTCATGTGCTCGTTGTTCTCGATGCCACACTCGAAGGTGAAGTCTTCGGGGGTGCCGTTGACGATGCCGGTGACGCGGATAGCGTGGCCACCGTCGGTGGTTGCCAGGTCGGACAGCTCCACGCTGATACCGCCAGGCATATTCAGAATGTAAAACACCTGGGCCGCAGCGCCCTGGGCCTCTTCGGGTGAGATCATAAGTGCCTCCATAGAATAGTGAAAATTCTGTATCGCGTTCCTACCTTATCAGCCGGGGACCCTTAACTGTCAAGGTCAATACCCAGGACGGGGGTAGGATATATCCCCAATGGGGTATACGTGAAAAGATTTCTCAAGAATGCTTGACAGCTGCCGTAACAGCTACTAGAGTTCGAATCGTAGGGTGAGCAAGTGGCCACCTGGCCCCCTCCCCCTACCGCGCCGGACCCGGTCACTGAGGCGCGCTATAAATGGAGGTCCCCTGGCCAGAGGTGCAAAGGGTTAGTCCCCTGGAGCCGACCGCCAACGGGAGTACCGGGTGCTGGAGAGAGAACATCCAAGACCAGCAGGGCGCCCTGGCAAGGGGCGTCCAGGATGGTGAGCTGAGGGTGAACTCCAGGTCGAAAGGCCGAGGCGGGGTGTTCCGAGGTTAGCCTGCCCTACATAAGTACCTTGCCTTCACACCAGGCACTTCACCGAGGTGCCTGATCTGAACCCACCACGAGGACTGAACAATGAACAAGCACATCGCAACTGACCCGAGCGGCCAGGTACACACCCGCAACAGCAAGACCCGCACCTACACCCACACTGTTGTAGTTCGCCTGGATGGTGCCAAGCGCCTGGCCAACGCCATTGCTGACCTGGACCAGCCGTATGTCAGGAAGAACTACAACTACGACTTCAACCGGGTTGCCAAGTACAGCTTCGACAAGCCGGAAGAGATCGAACGCAACCGCGCT